CTTTTTGTAAATCTCTTTGTTTTTCTTGTTCTCTTGATAATAATTCATTTACGGTTATACCCGCTACCGGGTTAATCGCACTTACTACACCTCTAGCAACATTTCTTTGAAAGTCAGTTATCTGTTTACCGTACGGATTTTGTGTGATGTATTGTTCATAGTCTCCTCCACCACCTACGGTTGGAGGTCCTTTTGGTCCCTGCGTTGGTTGATTTCCACCACCATCTCCATTTCCGCCTCCACCTCCGACAGATGGTCCGCTTGGTCCAAAAGCTGCTTCACTTAAACTTTCAGCAACAGATCCTTTGCCTGATCCAGGGTCAAAAAAACTTGGAATACCCATGGGTGTCATGATACCAGAGCCTCCAGCATCCTTTAACATCTGTGCTTCTTTTGGATTTATGTACGCAAGAAACTCACCTTCTGGTGCCATTGCTTTGGCATCATCTAGTGATACTCCGCCTTCTGCTAATAATTGTCTTGCTATTTGTGATCTAGTTATCGCCATTTTTCCACACTACTTTGTTTTAGGGAACAAATCA